AATTATTTTAGAAACAGAAAATGGCAGGCTAGTGCCTATGGGTCGTACGGCAGTAGAGGGAGAAAGCCCAGAAAATGATCTTTATTTAACAGATGATGAGTTTGCTAATGTCATGAACATAGGGGGAAGCACTTTATGGTCTAAAAGCAAAACAGGGCGTGCCGCAATTGGCGGTGGCGTAGTAGCAAAACACCAATACGGTATGTATGAGGAAGGGCTTGTGCCGGGATCCCTTATGCCTGGAACTCTTACTCCTAAATCACAAGCGCTTTCAGGAGCGCAACAAAGAGTACAAAGGTACGACACTATTTTAAACGCGCTTAATAATAGCGAGGACCCCGAAGAACAAAGAATGCTTTATGCAGCTCTTGTAGAAGCTGGAATACGTGAAGGCGCTGGAGCTCCAAAAGGCGGCATTGTAGCCGATAATGAAGGCGACAACGCGAAACCTACTTCTAATATAAAAAGATCAAGAAACGCTGCGTATGAGGTGGACAGCAAAAGTAAAAAGCAAAGGGAAGGCCTTTCTAAAAAAGGTGAAACTGACTCTGACACTGGCATTACTTATACTGACACTATTAATTTGTCTCCTGAGATTCGTAGCTCTGACTCAAAAATAAACAGAGGCTACACCAGAGGATTACCGATGGGTAGGGAAGAGGCAAAAGAGGCACAGTTTGAAAGAACCACAAACCTTGGAACGGGCAACGTTAAAATTCTTGACTATGAAGCACAGAAACGACTTTTACCGAAAGACAAATGGCTAAAAAACAATGTGGAAAGAGCTATTGAAGAAGCCGAAAAGAAATTAAGCTACGGCCCGGACGCACCAATTGCAACTTTACCATCAATGGCACCTAATACTACAGCGGCTAAAAACTTATTTAAAGCTTTAGGGTTTCCTACAAAAACACAAGACATTACAAGAGAAAATTGGGAAACGGCCTATGAGTATTTGAAAGGCATGAGAGAAGAGCCTCTTCCGCCTGATGCTGTTGATAATATTATTAAACAGAACCCTGGAATTACTGAGTCTAGTAATACAGCTCCGCCGGCGCTTACAGAAAAAGAAGCAACTCAATTACGAGAATATCTAGAAGACCAAAAAGCTACAGACCTTGCAGGTATAAAAGCTCTTCAGTTGCAAATGGGTAAAGAAAAAGCGAGAGCTATGAATTGGATGATTGCTTCATACGCTGAAAACCCTAAAGAAGTATTTGATTCTCTTAGTAATTACATGGCTACAGGAGACGCGTCTTATAGCCAATCACAACTTTTAGACGATCAATATAACCAAGGTATGTTAAATTTAACTCAGAGCAATGCGGCACGGGGCGTTATTAACAACTATATGTCCAGCGCAGAAAAAACAACTGATTTATCTTGGAATGAAAACACCGGCGTGTTTGTAGATGACAAGGGAGAAGAAGTTACTGTAGAGCAGTTTGCTCAAAGATTTTTAAAACTAAAAAGAGAAGCTACTGCGCGACAAGTTGGGCAGGACCCTGGAGTAAGAAATGTGCTTCATACTGAAGCGGGCAGGTATTTCTGGGCTTTGGCTAAGAAGTATCCTTCAAGCGTAAAAAACCGTCTTATTGCGCCACAGGCAACTTTGGATAAGTTTAGAGATGACTATTTACCCGAAATTCTTGGTGGAAATGTAGATGCTTGGTGGAGTGAAGGCCTTGAAGACCCTGCAAAATTTATGGTAATTGTAAGAGAGGGAGATAACACCAGAATTTCTTTTATAGCACCAGGAAGTGATGGAAGTGTTAAAGAAACTTCACGGTCTGTAGATCTTAATCAGCTATTCTCTAACCCAGGGCAGCAGAACACTGTTGATCCTTTGCTAAGAGATATGGGTCTTAAAGTATGGGATAGGTCTATAGATCCAACAGGGCAGACCCTTGTAGATGGTTCAGCACAGCTTTATAGAGGGTTTAGTAACTAGTGTGGCAGAAAAATCTAACAATTTATTTCAACAGCTTGTAAATGAAACAGAGTTTCTTTCAAACCCTGTAGAACCAACTGGTAATCCTTCGTCTTTTGCATCTACTGTTGTAGAAGCAAACCAAGACCCTGTTACACCTTTTAGAGACCCCTCTCGCTCTACTTTTTTAAACTCGTTTGATGCAGGCGTAAATAATCTTTATGCCAACTCAAACTATTTTTCTGCTCTTCTGCAAGACCTTCAAGGTGACACGGAAGCAGCAGATAAGTCTATTCAACGGGCGCAAGGGAGAGAGATGACAGCTTCCATTGCGATGCAAGATATACCTCCAATACAAGAGTTTTTTGCTGAGCCTACTGTAGAAGGATTTCTTACTCAGTTTGTTTCTTCTATGGGGCAGTTTGCGCCTTCTGCTATTGCGAGTCTTGCTTCAGCTTTTGCTACAGGAGGAGCAACCGCAGTTGTTGGTAGCGGTGCTCGTATTGCTGCAGGCAAAGGAATTAAAAATGAGTTAAGAAGAATCTCTTCAAAATATCTTACGGGTGCCCCTGTTTCTAACGCCGATAGAA